GTTTTAATAAAAAATTCACTGTCACGATCAAATAAACGAACTCCCGAGCAAATCTCGGAGATTAAATGATTTCCTGGAGCATCGTATTGTGTAATATACCCAACATCTTGTAAGAAGTTTTCATCACATTTTGATGATCCATGACAACCGGTTTCTTCTGAAACAAAAAGACCAATTTTTACTTTATCTAAAGTCTTTAATAACTCTAAACAAATAAAAATACCACATTTGTCATCACCACCAATACCTGTTGGGTTACCATCTTCGGTGTATGCCTTTAAACATGGAACCTCATCATTACTAAATGATTTACCAAAAGTATTTGGTCTGATGAGGTTTTCTTCTTTAACTACGATTTTATCTACCTTATGATGAACGGTGTCCGTGTGGGCAATAAACATTGGGTAATATTCACCTTCGTTTAATTCACCTTTTGTTGCATATATATTCATCATATCATCTCGGTAGTAGGAGACGCCTGGAATTGTGTCAAGTTCATTACAAAGATATTCTACCATATCTTCTTCTTGATATGTCTTAGAAGGGACTGATAGTAACTCTTTGAATTTGTTTAAGTTCATGTACATTTTTTTACAAAGATACTATATTTATTTAATAAAACAAACTTAATGAAAAATATATTATCAGAAGAAATCGAAAAAATTAAAAAACTTCTTTATGAAACCGATTTTGCAAAATACGGTAAATCGTATTTACAATCAAATAAGAATAATAGGTTTAATTTAATACAAGAAGAAAAAGAAAATATTTTAGAAATTTATAGAAAAAAAGGAATATTAAGAGAAGATGACGACCAACCATATGACTACACTAGGGGTAAAAAAAAGAGAGATTTTTTTACAAAATCTAAAATTGGTGATATTGTCAAATATGTTATGGATATGGATAAAGGCCAACCATTTGTGAATAATAGTGTGTATAGAGAATTAATGACTTGGTTTTTAAATAACGACTCACAAACCACAAGAAATTCTCTTTCATATTGGGTTGGTAATCTAAAAGGGTACGATCCAAAAAGTGATTATGGTAAATCTTTAGACCCATTTGTCGTTTCATTAGATAAAAGTATTGAATATGTAAAAACGAAAAACTTACCATCTCTTTTAAAATCTCTTGAGAAATACAAACAAACCGTAGTAGAATTTCAAAAAAATCAAATTGGTATAGATAGAGACGAATTATCAGAATACAAAAGTTTTATAGATAATATTTTAAATAGTACAGATGACGAATTAAAAGTAAGTCAAAGTACAATTGAAAGTGAAATAAATAATATAAGAAGTAGTTTATCCGATTCGGGTACCATTGAAGGTGGTATGAGTAGTTCAACAAAAATGAGTCTTTTAAATCAAATGAGTAGTAAATTAACTGAAAAATTTGGTGCAGAGTGGGGTAATGATAAAAAAATTCAAGAAGCTTACTACGTTGAAATTGTTAAAAATGATGAATCCTACGACACTACATTAGAAAAAAAGGAAGGAGAAAAAATAGAATCAATGCAGACAGAAGGCGTTGTTTTTCAATATCCCGATCCTGAAAGTCCTGATGCGTTAAACTTGGCTAACAACTTTTTTCAAGATGATTCTACCAAACTAAAACCTTCAGGTGTTGCCGGAATAAATAAAATCGTTCAAGATGCAAAATTAGAAATAGACGAACTTAGAAAAAGTAATTGTCTTTTAATGGGTGTCACCCTTACTTCATATGCAAGTACTAGTCAAGTTAATTCTAGATTTGGTAAAGTAGACGATAGATATCTATTAAGTACGGATGGTAAAAAATCGGTAAGTTATGATGATTATAACAATAATAAAATACCTAACTGGATTAAAGATGGTTATAAATTTAACCCTAAATTCGGTGAGTCAATAAAAACTAATACGTCGTCTACTCAAAATAACATACCATTATGTGATGCTAGAGGTAAAAGAATGATTGAGGAAATGAGAAACCAACTAAACCCAATTTTAGGGGAAGTACCAAACATCAATTTATCAAAAAACCAAGAGTTAATAGACTTATTTGGTCAAGATAACATAAATGCGGCAACAGAAAGAATATTACAAAGTGCGGACCCTGTAAAGGTACCAAATAATGGACCTGGATGGGATTTTGTTGGGGGTGAAGATTTAATGGAGAAAAGAAAACTTTCAATTTCAGATTACGGACCACTTTTTCAAGAGGCATATAAAATTACGAAAGGAAGAATAACCCCTAGAAGTTTTTACGGGGCGAGAAATCAAGATGCTGCGACAGCTGCTAGTTCAGTTTTAGGTAAAACAGTAAGTCCTCAAAACTTAGTAGATGAATACGAAAAAACATACGCCAAATATAGAGTATCCACTTGTGTTATAAATTTAATATATATGTGCCCAAAAGACATTGTCGTTCCTAAAGGTAATGAAGAAGTTGCGGTAGTCAGAAATCAAGACTATCAGTTAGTAATTTATTGGGATAAAAAAGAATATAAAGATACTTTACCTGACGACACCCCACGTAAAAAAAGAAGAAAAAAAAGGAAAAAAGTAAGAAGAAGTGGAGGATCCACAATGTTCATCGGTGGTGGCAATGGGGTCCCTCAACAGTATGGTTGTGAATGGATGAAAAAATAATTAGTTAAATACCATAACAATTTTAAAAACCAACTTGTTATTTTCTACTTTAGAGTGACAGGATACCCCTACACTTCTATAATTTCCTAAAATATTATTTTTGTGACCTTCAGACAAAATCCATGATGCAACTACTGATTGTGATAAATTTGAAATAAAAGTTTCATTTACAGACAAAAGATTAGCGACCATCATATTAATATTTTCAGATTTGTAATCACCGACATTTAAATCTGAGTGGACATACGTGTCACTTGAAATTAATTGTTTAACGTGTGAATATGCAAAATCAGAAATCGTTTGATCATAAACTAAAGTATCAAGATGTTTTTGTTTTCTGTATTTATTTATATAGAAAAAAACTTCTTTAGAGATTTTATTGTGGTCAATATTATTACATATGATTTTTTTATCTTCATATACAATATTTAACCAATCACCGTTGATGTTATCTTGCGAAGATCCGACAAAGTAAAATAAAAAAGACAGGGCAAACATTACATTTTTCATAAATTATATTTTTAAGATTTATGATACAAATATAATAATTTTTTTGTTAATGGTAAAAAAATTAAAGTTTAATTTTCTTTTTTGTTGGTTTTTTCACTTTAACCTCAGTTTTTTTATCCTTTTCGTTGTACGATAGAATAAATTTAGATCCTTTGTCTGGGTTGTCTGTTATTATTTTATCAGTTATTGCATCATCCACCCACTTTTGGATTGTTCTTTTCAAAATCCTTGCACCAAACCTAGTGTCGGTACCAATACTTATTATATGTTTTTTCAAACTATCCTCAACTTCTATTTCAAAATCAATTGATGATACTCTTTCATATACTTTTTCTAATTCTAAATCAACAATTTTTAATAAGTCAGTCTCATTAAGATCTTTAAAATATATAATCTCATCAAAACGGTTAATAAATTCAGGTGCAAACTTTTTGAATAACTCTTTTTCTAAAACTGATTTTATTTCCTCTTCTTTTTTTTCTGTTTTAGAACTTGTTGAAAATCCGACACCAGTACCAAAATCCTGAACAACTTTTGTCCCAACATTAGATGTCATTAAAATAATGCAGTTTTTAAAGTTAATTTTTCTTCCGTGTCCGTCAGTTAAAAATCCTTCATCTAACATTTGTAAAAATACATTAAAGATTTCAGGGTGAGCCTTTTCTATTTCATCTAATAAAATAACAGAATAAGGTTTATTTTTAATTTTATTTAAAAATGGTGAACCATCTTCATAACCAACATAACCTGGTGATGTTCCTGTTAATTTAGACGTTGCGATTTTATCTGAAAATTCACTCATATCTAACCTAATAAGTGCATCTTCAGTGTTGAACATGTGTTTTGCCAATTGTTTTGCTAACTCCGTTTTACCAACACCTGAATTACCAATAAGTAATCCACTAAAGATTGGTCTCTTTGGGTCATTCAAACCTACTTTATTTCTTTGTATTGATCTTGATATTTTTGCAACTGCGTCGTCTTGACCAATAACCTTAGTGCATAAAGTATCTTTTAAAGTTTTTAGTTGTTCTGTTTCATCGGTTGAAATTTTTGAGATCGGTATTTTTGTCATTAAAGATGCAACGTCATAAACAACGTCTTCTGTTACTTCTCTTTTAAATAGATTTCTATTTTTTTCAAATTCTGCCTTTTCCCTTTCTAAGTCATTTAAAACTTTTCTTTCTTTATCTCTTAGATTTGCAGCCTCTTCATATCTTTGACTATTAATGACTCTAACTTTCTCTTCTTTTATTTCTTGTGCTTGACGTTTTAAATCTTCAATAATTTCAGGTAATTTAATTTCAACTTGAGATCTTGCACCAACTTCATCAATAATATCAAATGCCTTATCGGGAAACTCCCTATCTGTAATGTATCTATCTGCTAATTCAACACATAGTTTTAGTATATCATCACTATATGTTACTTTGTGGTGGTCCTCATATCTTTCTTTTGAATTTTGAAGAATTTGTAAAGTTTCTTCTTTAGTTGATGGGTCAACCATTACTTTTTGAAACCTCCTTTCAAGTGCTCCGTCCTTTTCAATATTTTTTCTATATTCTTCTAAAGTGGTTGCTCCGATACATTGAAGCTCTCCTCTTGAAAGTGCTGGTTTAAAAATATTTGAAGCGTCCATTGATCCCGATGCGTTACCCGCACCAATCATTGTATGTATTTCGTCAATGAATATAATAATATCGGGATTATTATATAATTCTTCCATAATAACTTTCATTCTTTCTTCAAACTGACCTCTATATTTTGTTCCTGCAACAATTGATGTCATGTCTAAAGAAACTATTCGTTTACCTGATAAATTTTGTGGACAATCACCCTCAAATATTTTTTTAGCCAAACCCTCAACAATTGCGGTTTTACCACAACCGGGTTCTCCAAGTATTATGGGGTTATTTTTTTTTCTTCTTGAAAGAATTTGAGCAATTCTATTAATTTCATTCTCTCTACCAACCACAGGATCCAATTTACCCTCTTCGGCTAATTTAATTAAGTCTCTTGAAAAATTATCTAAAACGGGTGTTTTAGATTTTGCTTCAGTATTTTTATTTTTTGATTTATCCATGTCGTCGTAAGATTCAATCATTGTGTAAAATTTTAATTTTTTATTTAGTTAAAGTTTAATATAATAACATCTAATAATCAATATTTTTTATGTTTTTGTAATTTTGTCATATATACTGACATTTTGTCATACTTTTATTATTTGGCATTTAATTGGTGTGATTTTACACCAAAATAAACTTATAAAAAAAAAATAAAATTATGTTTAGTAGAAATTTTGAAAAATTATTTAACGAACTATGGTCTTCAGATCCATTTTTTAATGGTGATAAATGGGAAAGAAAAAACTATAAGTCTGAAGATGGAAGCATCACATTCACTTACATTACGAATAAACGTGGGGAACTTAATAAACAAGATGAAGTTTCTTTATTAAAACAAAAATTAGACATTGCTGTTGATGATCAAAATTTTGAGGAGGCCGTAGAGTTAAGGGACAAAATTAAAAATTTAGAAAAAAATAAAGAAGAACTTATAAAACTTAATAAAGAACTAGATGAATGTGTAAAAAAACAGGATTTTGAGAATGCAATCAAATTGAGAGATAAAATTAAAGGTTTAAAATAAACTGTTCTTATTTTAGTTTTTAATCCACCAAATGGTGGATTTTTTATTTTTATATAATATAATGTAAAAAAAACGACTCTGGCTATTAAAAAAACTGAAATCTTAGGAACCAAAATTATTTGTGAAATTGATTCAAGTAATTTAAAAAAAACTGAATATGACACAGAATCTAAAAAATTGGTTGTTGAATTTAAAAATGGTATAAAATACGAATATGATGATGTTCCTCATAATATTTTTGCTCAATTAAGATTATCGGACTCACAAGGTAAGTTTTTTAACACATCCATTGCAAAAACTTACAAATATAAAAAATTAGATAAATAATTTTCACGCCATATTTATATACATGGCTAGTACCGAAAAAATTATCAATAGTTTTTATTTACAAGACAACTTAAACCCTGAAATTTGGGATTTACCGAATGAAAGATATATGGGTGATGAGGAAGTTCAAAATTATAAATTAAAACCTGAAATAAGAGAAAGACTTTTAAAGGTCGCTAATCTTTTTATAGAATATTTAGATACGGATCTTTTTATACAAGATATAATTTTTGTTGGGTCTTTGGTTGGGTATAATTGGAGTGAGTTTTCTGATTTTGATATTCACATTTTAATTGATTTAAATGAGTCAGAAAATAAGAAATTAACCGAAGAACTTTTTAGGTTAAAAAAGACAGTATTCAACGCCGCTCACGATATAAGAATTAAAGGTTATGAAACAGAACTTTTTGTACAAGACTCTAACGAAAAAAATAGCATCGAAGGTATATACTCAATATTAAATAATGAATGGTTAAAAAAACCAAAAAAAGAAAATTTTAAAATTGATAAGAAAAAACTAATGTCCAAAACAAACCAATGGATGGATATAATTGACGGTGTTTTAGAAAACGCAGAAGACGAAGATATTGATGATGCGGTTAAACTTGTAAAAAAGTATAGAGAAAAACTTAGAAAATACAGGACTTGTGGATTACAAAAGGAAGGTGAGTATTCATATGAGAATTTAGTATTTAAATTTTTAAGAAGAAACGGATATATTTCCAAACTTGAGAACTTTAAAAATGAGTTTGTAGATAAAAAACTATCGTTAGAACAAGAAAATGTTGAATAAAAAATAAATTCTAATATAACGATATATTTATATGTAGGCTTTTGCCTTAATTTTTATATTAATAAAAAAAGTAAAAAACAAAACATGGGAGATTTAAGACCTTTAGGGAGTGAAAAATTACAGGGAATTGATAAAATCAAACGTATCATGGAGATTGCAAGATACAATGAACCAACAACTTTTCTTACTGAAGAAAATAATAAATTAGAATATAATAAAACTATTTCTGATGGATATACTTACGGTATTGTTAAGGAAAAAAGTGGGTACATAATCAAAAGATCTCTGAATGAGTCCCCGATGGAGTATTTGGATAACATTAGAAGTAGAAAATATTACAGATCATATTCAGAAGCATTAAAAAGATTAAACTTAATAGTAAAAGAATCTAATAGAATTACAGGTTACGAAGAAGAGACACCTTTAATTGGTGAACAAAAATTTGTACTGAAAACTAAAAAATCAGCAGATACCCCACCATCTGAACCGGCTGTGGGAGATCAACCAACAGGTATGGATATGCCACCGGCAGGTGCAGAACCACCGGCAGTTGCTGAACCACCAGCAGTTGCTGAACCACCGGCAGTTGCTGAACCACCGACAGGTATTGATATGCCACCGGCAGGTGCTGAACCACCAACAGGTGCTGAACCACCGGCAGGTATGGGTGCTGAACCCGGAATGGAACCGGGGATGGGTGCGGACCCAATGGCAGGTGCTGAACCAGGTATGGAACCAGGTATGGAACCGGGAATGGGTGCCGAACAAGGTATAGAAGAACCTGATATGGGTGATGATGAGGAAATGGGACCTGTTGGTCTTAAAACCATACAAAAATTAACAGGAAGATTGAGTCAAAAAATTAGAATGTTTGATAAAGAAAATGGTTTAGATTCACAGGATATAAAATATGTTGTAAATTCAATATTATCGGCAATTGATTTAACAAAACTTGATGATGAAGATAGAGATGATATTTTAGACAAGTTAGAGCAATACGAATCATATGGTGAAGAAGGTGAAGGTGAATTGGATATGTCAGATGAAGATATGGATATGGAAGAACCTATGTCTGAGCCAGGAATGGAAACAGAACCGGGAATGGAACCTGAACCAACGACGGGTGTTGGTGTACCTCCAGTTGCTGAATCTAAGGTTGAAAGATTACTTATGAGTTATTTTGATGTTAAAAAATCTGAAAAACCTGTTTTAGAAGAAAAAATTAAAAAGGAATACTTGAACCAAAAAATTAAAACTTTAAAAATTAAAAATGAAGTTATTAATATGAGTGAATCAAAAAAACAAATGGATTTAGGGGTATCATTATTAAATGAAAACTATAAGTTTGTTGGTAAAACAAATCAAGAAAATCTAGTATTTACAAAAAACGGTAGACAAGTTAAAGTAACACCAAGAGGTAGAATTATATGAATTTAGTTTATGTAAATGAATTGGGTCCTAACTACAGGGGGGATAATATTTACGAATTTATCTTTTCTGATATTGATGATGTTTGGGGGGAAGATTGGGATGCAGAGCCAGCAGCAGGTAAACCACTACCGCCTAATGTTGAATATATAAGAAAGGTAGGGGTTTTAAAAAATTCAGAAATAAATTTAACGTTAATTCAAAACTCAGATTTTTTTGGTGTATATGATGCTATTGAAGGGGTTATTGCTTTAGCTTGGGAAAAATCTGATAGTGATGATATTTTGATTCACAAAAGAAAAAGATTAGTTTTTCAATACGGAGAAAGTGTTGAAGATGTAGAAAATAAATTATACGAAAGAGATGTCGTATTAAAATGGGAGAAAAATTTAGTAAGCGATGAAACACATTAACCCTAAAATTGCAAGATTATTACACGAAGGTATTTCTATGTCAACATTAGAAAATATGTCTAATGATCAATTAAATTTACTTTATAAAAAGGTTGTAAAAGAACAAGTGTCACCAACATCTTCGTCGTCGGGGGTTTTAAATATACCTAAAACAGATGCAAATGCCATAAAATCCGCACAAACACAGAAAAAAACGTTTGTAACATATGAAGAGGAGATTGGTGAGGAAGAAAATGTTGGTAAGAAAAAAGAAGTTAAAGAAAAGTCTAAATCAATAAAACAACAACAATTTTTTGGTATTGTAAGAGGGATGCAAAAAGGTGATATACCTAAAAAAGGTAAAGCAGGTGAAGCGGCTAAAGAAATAAAACCTAAAGATGTTAAAGATTTCGCAAAAACAAAACACAAAGGATTACCTGAAAAAGTAAAACCAAAGAAAAAAGAAACAAAAGAAGAGGATGAAGTAAAAAAACTAGAAGAGAACATAATGAGTTTAGTTGACAAGTATCTTTATCCTGAATTGAGTAAAAAAGATTTATTAAAAATTGTAAATAAAAGATAAAACTAATGAATGTCGTTATCAAAGGAACAAGCCTTATTAGAATATGCTAAATGTGTAAATAATACTCCTTACGCACTTAAAACATATTTACAAACATACGACAACACACAATCCAAATACGTTCCCTTAGAACTTTTTAATGACCAAGTAACTCTTGTAAAAGATTATGATACTTGTGAAGAAAATATCGCATTAAAATACCGACAAGCGGGAGTATCTACGGTAACGTCTGCTTGGGCTTCAAAAAGATTAGTTTTTGCTCGTAAAGAAAAACCTGAAAAAATACTAATAATCGCAAACAAAATGGACACTGCCGTTGAGATGGCTAATAAAGTTCGTGCATTTGTTGACCAATGGCCAAAATGGATGGGTGTTGGGTTTTCTTCTGAAAAAAACTCACAAAGACATTTTAAATTAACAAATGGTTGTGAGGTTAAGGCGGTCGCAACATCAAAAGATGCTTTACGTGGGTATACACCAACAATATTAATATTTGATGAGGCTGCATATATCAATGCCGATGAAGACTTTTGGTCTGCTTGTATGGCGTCCCTTTCAACAGGAGGTAAAGTAATTGTAATATCAACACCAAACGGATTTGACCCAATTTATTATTCTATATACAGTCAGGCGGTTAAAGGTATGAACGACTTTAGGATTACTGAAATGTATTGGTTTAGAGATCCAAGATACTCTAAAGATTTAAAATTAATTAAATGTGATGACATTGTTCATTATATGTTAAATAGAGGTGACTACAAAGACGAAGAGATTACTATTGATTATAGTGAAATTAAAGTTAGTGAACGTGATTTTAATGAAATAAAACAAAAGGTAGAAAACGAGGGATATAAGGCTTACAGTTCTTGGTTTGAGGCTATGGCCAAAAAATTAAAATTTGATAAGAGAAAAATATCTCAGGAGTTGGAATGTAACTTTTTAGGTTCGGGGGATAATGTTATACCTGCAGAAACTATGAAAAAAATTAAAGAAAAACATATTAAAGAACCTGAAAACAAGTTTATGGGTGGAGCTCTTTGGCAATGGAAAGAGCCCGTTGCAGGTCACAGATACATAATGGGGGTTGACGTTTCAAGAGGAGATAGTGAAGATTTTAGTACTTTATCTATAATTGATTTTGATGAAAGAGAACAAGTATTAGAATATATTGGTAAAGTTCCTCCTGATATTTTAGCTGAAATCGCGTTTAAGTGGGGGACAATGTATAACGCATTCATCGTGACTGATATTACTGGTGGTATGGGTGTTTCGACATCAAGAAAACTACAAGAACTTGGTTACAAAAATCTATATGTCGATGGTGTTAATCCTGCAGATAAATGGAAGTGGGATCCTAAAAATCAAGATAAAATACCGGGAATTAACTTTAATTCAAAAAGAGTATTAATCATACAGGCATTTGAAGAAGCGTTAAGATTTGATTTCTCTATGAGGTCACAGAGGTTGTTTAACGAATTAAACACTTTTGTTTATGTAAATGGCAGACCCGATCACCAAAAAGGTCAACACGACGATTTAATCATGGCGTTTGCTATGGCGGTTTATGTTGGGGAGACTTCGTTTGCGCAATTAGAAAAGTCGACTGAACAAGCAAAAGCTATGTTAGATTCTTGGTCAACAGACAAAAAAACGTTCGCAGACTCTTCAATGAATTTTAATCCGGGGGTACCCGTATCGACTTACAATAGTAATGGGTATCATAGAAACACATTAACACAAAGTGATTATGAAAAGTATTTATGGTTATTCGGTAATAGAAGAGTTTAATTTTTTCATTGTAGAATTACTTTTAAAATAAAAAAAATATGGCAAAAAATAATTTAACGGTTTGGCAAAGATTAGGAAAAGTTTTCGGTCCTAATTCTACTATGGATCAAGAATCTCCCGTTTTTAAATTTGATAAGAAGGAATTATTAAAAACAACAGACAAAAAAGAATACGAAAACGAAAAGTTACAAGCACAACAAACAATGTACATTGGAAAACAATGGCAGAAAGTTGAAAGTAATTTGTATCAACAAGCGGTTTATTATGAACCAACAAGAATGGCTTCATATTATGATTATGAATCCATGGAATATACGCCTGAAATATCGGCAGCATTAGATGTATATTCTGAAGAATCAACAACCCCAGATAAAGATGGGCATATTTTAAAAATTTATTCAGAATCAAAAAGAATTAAATCGGTGTTAGTTGATTTATTTAACAATAGATTAGACATTAATACGAACCTTGCAATGTGGACAAGAAACACATGTAAATTTGGTGATAATTTTATTTATCTTAAATTGGACCCTGAAAAGGGGATTGTTGGTTGTCAACAACTACCAAATATCCAAATCGAAAGATTAGAAAAGGGTATGAGATTCCAACCTGACAAGTACTCACAAGAAATGGAAAACGATGCTCTGAAGTTTGTTTGGAAAGAAAAAAATATGGAGTTTAATACTTGGGAAGTGGGTCATTTTAGAATATTGGGTGATGATAGAAAACTTCCTTATGGTACATCTATGTTAGAAAAGGCTAGACGTATTTGGAAACAACTTCTATTATCTGAGGATGCTATGATGGTCTATCGTGTTTCAAGAGCACCTGAAAGAAGAGTATTTAAAGTGTTTGTTGGTAACATGGATGATAAGGATGTGGATGCATACGTACAAAAAGTTGCTAGTAAATTTAAAAGAGATCAAATTGCGGATCCAAATACGGGTAATGTCGATATGAGATATAATCAGTTGGCGGTTGATCAAGATTATTTTATACCTGTAAGAGACCCAGGAGCAACAAACCCAATTGAAACATTACCTGGCGGAACAAACTTAGCTGAAATTGCAGATATTGAATATATTCAAAAGAAATTAGTTACCGCATTAAGAATACCAAAGGCATATTTAGGGTTTGAAGAGTCAGTTGGTGATGGTAAAAATTTATCTTTATTAGATATTAGATTTGCAAGAACAATAAATAGAATACAAAAATCTATGATTGCCGAATTAAATAAAATTGCAATTATTCATTTATTTTTATTGGGGTTTGAAGATGAATTAACAAATTTTACACTTTCATTACACAACCCATCTAAACAGGCGGATTTACTTGGTGTTGAAGTTTGGAAAGAAAAAATACTTCTGTATAAAGATGCTGTTGCTGAAATACAAAATTCAGTTGCACCTGTTTCTGCATCATGGGCTAAAAAACATATTTTAGGGTTTTCAGACGAAGAAATAAGATTAGATTTACAACAACAAAGAATAGAACGTGCGGTTGCTGGTGAATTGGCAAAAACCGCCGAAGTAATTAGTAATACAGGAATATTTGACAATATTGATGCTCTTTATGGTAAAAAAGATGGGGCTGCTGGTGCTGCTTCAGGTGGAGAATCTGGCGGGGAAGATGGTGGATCTCCACCTGATACGGGAGGTATGGGAAGTGAGCCAACAACAGAGGAAACGCCACCTTCAGGAGGGTCGGAATCACCACCAACAACAGAAAGATTAGTGAGGAATGACTTAGATTTAATACTCGAAAGAAACTTATTTAATGAAAATGATATTTTAGAATTATCAAAAGGTAGAAATTCATTAGTGGAAATTAATAACAAACTGAGAGATTTAATCGATAAGTGATATTTATAAATAAAAAATTATATGAACACTTTTGGCACAATAAAAACAAAAATAGAAAACACCGCAATTGAAATATCAAATAAATCTGAGTTTAAAAGGTTTATTTTTGAATTTAAACACCTTGTGTTAGAAAACAAAGATTTATCTGAACTGTATTATATTTATGACGAATTATCTTCAAATAAAGGTATACCTGAAGACATTGCTAATGATTACATTAATGAATCAATTGAATACTCTCAAATACTTTTGGAGAGTCAGGGTAATAGATTAAAAGATATTAATGTTTGGATAAATTCTTGGAATAAAAATACCTCTAATAATTATTCTGATATAGATACCGCAATATACAAAACCGGCATAAAAAATTTAGAAAATATTTTAGAATCTAAAAAAAATATTAAAAATATAATTACAAAAGAAGAAAGTAGAAAAGATATTACTGAAAGTATTAACATACCAATTTCTTCTATGGTTAAAATCGCGAATGAAAATTTAAAAAAAGAGTTAGGTCATTTAAACGAAAACGATAAAAAAGAATTAGATGAAATTTTATCACTTAACGGAGAAGAGTTAAAAGAAAATTTCGATAATGTTAAAAAACTTGTTTTGGATAACTTAAAAGTATCAATTAATGAGTCGTCAGATAAAGAACTTGAAAGTACAATTAACAAAACAATCAATAAAGTAATGGAGGCAAAATGTAACCATTATGATTATTATAAACTAAAAAAATTAAGTTTGGGACTATGAAAAATTTTTTTAAAAGTATCGGAAGATTATTTATGGATAGCCAAGGTAATGCATCTTCAAAAAGATTCGTAGGAGTCTTATGTGGTGTATCTCTTTGTATTACATTATACGTGAATAGTTATTCTCATGGAGATATTAGGCCATCAGACACGTTAGTAAATGCCGTTGCTATGTTAGCGTTTGGTTGTTTAGGTCTTACATCTACCGAAAAGATTTTTGGAAAAAAATCAGAAGTAAAAAAAGAAGAAGAAACTCAAGAAACAGTTTGATTCTTTTGCTTGTATTGAGCCTTTTTAATTTGAGCCCTTCGTTTTACGGAGGGTTTTTTGTATTCTTGTCTTTCTTGTAATTTTTGTATTTGTTTTGTTTTATAAATTTTAAACTTATAAGTTTTTAATGCTTGCTCTAAAGATTTTTCATTTTTTACGTGTACTATGATCATAAATTTTTTTTGGTTTTAATATATAAATAGTAACAATTTTTTTAATTTTTGACAAGAATTATTTTTTGATTATATTTTATAAAAATAAACTTGAAAGTCATGATAAATGAAAAAAGGAAAAACGTCAAAATTAAATGTTTTTGATGATGCAAAATGTCACTATGGTACGGTAGACTCAAAAGAATTAAAATCAATTTACATTGTATTACAAACATGGGTAGAACCCAAATCTGAGGAAGATAATTGGACTAAAATTACAGGTCTCATAAAACGTCAAATACTACACACTCTATTAGAAGTTGTTGATTCTTCCACCTTTGAAAGAAAACAAATTGTGGATTTAGATTTAAGAACAAGTGGTATACAAAAAAATAAAAAAAGTTTTTTAAATTTAGAAATAACTCTTTTTGTTCACGACAAAACTACAGATTTTAAATCAATTATGTTGAGGTCTAAAATAAAAAAAATCATAAATTCAATTTATTTTGATGACTTAAAAAATTCTAAGTATTTTACATTAAGTAAAACAAAAACTAAAGAAACCGAATTAATATAATATTTATCATAAAAACATTATGAAAATATTAGGACCAAGTGACACGGGTAAAGGAATTCTTTTGGAGTATGATGCGGGGATTATAAACCCGAACGAATATAGAAATAGCCAAGTATTAAAAGAATCGTATGGTCAATTAGATCATTCTAAACCTTTTGTTTTTTACGCAACCTTACAAAAATATGGAGTACCAAACCGTAATGGTAGAATATATCCTGAAAAAATATTAAAAAGAGAGGCTGAAAGATACAAAGACATGATTAATAAAGGTATGTCTATTTCTGAACTTAATCACCCTGAGTCTTCACTTATAGATTTAGATAGGGTCGCTCATTTAATTACTGAAGTATGGTGGGAAGATAATGTATTAATGGGTAAAATTAAGTTATTAACAACACCTGGATTTCACGAAAGAGGTATTGTTTCATCTAAAGGTGATATAGCTGCGAACATGATGAGACAAGGAGTCACTATGGGTGTTTCTTCTCGTGGTGTTGGTTCCTTAGTTAAAAAAGGTGAACAAAATGAAGTTCAAGAAGATTTTGAACTTATATGTTTTGATTTAGTTTCTTCACCGTCAACACCAGGGGCATATCTTTACTTAAATAAAGATGACAGACCAAAATATGAAGAAAAACTTACAGAACATGAGAATGTTCATTCAACATCCACTTCTTTGAACAAATCTATTGACTTAATGAAAAGATTATCCGATTATTTGGATAAATAAAATTATTAAGACATGGATGAAAAATATTTTGTAGCAAGGGTAACAACTGATATGGTTGACGAAAACAGCGGAAAAGTAAAAAAAATGAAAGAAGAAAAATTAGTTAAAGCCTTTTCACCAACAGACGTTGAGGCGAAAGTTACTAAGGCGTATGAAACTTATACAATGGATTGGAGGATAACAGCTATTGTTGAAAGTAAAATTGATGAGGTTATAGAATAAAATAAATCATTTTTTTCATTTAAAAAAGGGGGTACTTTTT